CGGGTCGGTGAGGCAGTGATGTGTTTGTGGGTAGTCGCAATCATGGTCACGGCTTTCCAGCCCCTAGTATAAAAAGACAGGGGGGTGAAAGTCCCCCCACTCGTGAGGAATGATGAAGGTATACCAAATTGTAATGAAGGGTGATGAGAGATCGGAGAAGTACGCCGAACTCAGTAAGTTATCTTTTCAGAACCTTATAGATGATGGCACGTTGGACTGGAACGTGTTTGATGCGATCACTCCAGAACACCCTGACTTCGAAGAACACGTTGCGAAGTACGATTGGAGACCATCCCTCGCCAGACTGGATGCGGGGAAACAACCTCAAGATCATTCCCCAACAGAGAAAGCGGGAATGTGTTCTCACTGGGAGTTGATGCGTCAACAAGGTGCAACCGGAGAACGGTTCCTAGTTATGGAACATGATACGTATCTATGGCCTCAACATGAAAACGAATTCCGCAACCTACTCACGTACATTCACGCAAAAAATATAATCTACGCAAACATAGGTTTGTTCATGGGGTGTTATACCTTCAAACCGTTTTGTGCAGCGTGGCAGTACAGACTACTAACCGAACAAAAGTTCTGGATTAACTGTGGTCCTTATGGTGTACTAGAGAGACTATTCAAGAACTACGTTGATCACTTCTTGTCAAAACAAGATAAGAGTCGTATACCTGAGAACTACATCATCCACCCTTGGTCTAACGGAGACACCTTGTATTTTGGTAGAGACATACATTTACCATACAATCACCGTGACCCCGATCCAATGCAGTCAGTCAAAAACCCGACAACGCAGATGGTGTCTAAGTCTCTCGCCGTGACTCAGGACCATCATGGTTATCCAGACATACACATAGAACAACCTTGGACTCGTTCAGATCAATTTAAAGTTATCCCTTGACAGAAGACGCCCTACTGTTATATAATACAACCCTACTGAAAAAAGGCGCACCATGAATCAACCAATGTTTTACACTTCCGTGGTCCGGTACGGCAGTAACATCCTGTTCCGTGGGTTTGCGGAGAACGGAAAAAAACTTCAAACCAAAGTCCCCTACAAACCTACCCTGTACGTGCAGTCCGACAAGAGACAATCGGGGTGGAAGGCGATTGACGGTACTTCTGTCGAACCCCTCAAGTTTGACTCCATGAAGGAGGCGACTGAGTTCCAGAAACGTTACGAGGACGTACCCAACTTCAAGGTCTACGGGATGAACAACTTCGTGTCTCAGTTCATTGCAGACATGTTCCCTACCCCTATCGAATTCAACCGTGACTGGATCGATGTGTGCACCATCGACATTGAGGTCGCATCTGACGAAGGGTTCCCCGAACCCGACAAGGCAGATCATCCGGTCATCGCCATCACTATCAAGAACCCCAACGGTCCCTATCGCGTCTGGGGTCTGTATGACTACAATGCGGGTGAGGATGTGATCTACGAGAAGTGCGACTCCGAAGCGCAACTCCTCATGAAGTTCGTCGATCACTGGTTCCGTAACCAACCCGACATCGTGACCGGATGGAACACACGATTCTTCGACATTCCCTATCTGGTCAACCGTATTGGTAAAACCATTGGCGCGGACATGGTGAAGAAACTTTCACCGTGGGGTCTGGTACGTGAAGGTAACGTAACCATCAACGGAAAGAAACAACAGGAGTACACCCTCGAAGGTATCCAACACCTCGACTATCTAGAAATCTTCAAGAAGTTCACCTACAACACTCTGGGTCAACAGGAGTCCTATCGACTGGATCACATCGCCCACGTAGTACTGGGTGAGGGTAAACTATCCTACGAAGAACACGGTACACTGTACTCCCTGTACAAGACTGACTTCCAGAAGTTCATTGACTACAACATCAAGGACGTGGAACTGGTCGAGAAACTCGACGAGAAACTTGACCTGATCTCTCTGGTCCTGACCATGGCGTATCGCGGTGGTGTGAACTACAACGACACGATGGGGACCACAAACATCTGGGACACCATCATCTACCGCATCTTGAACGAACAGAAAGTTGCAGTACCACCCAAGGTCGAGAAGGTCAAGACATCGTATCCAGGCGGATACGTCAAGGAACCTCAAGTCGGTTCCCATGACTGGGTGACATCGTTCGACTTGAACTCACTGTACCCGAACATCATTGTCCAGTACAACATGTCACCTGAGACTGTCCTTGATGGTTTCTACAATGACGTGTCCGTGGACGCATTCCTTTCCGGCGACATCGATGTGTCCGGTAGTCCTTTCTCTGTCGCACCTACCGGAATTAAGTTTACTCACGAACGTGAGGGTGTGATCCCCAACATCATTAAGAAATACTATGACGAACGCCGTGTGGTCAAGAAGGAGATGTTGCGACTACAACAAGAATACCAGAACAATCCCACACGGGAACTGGACAACAAGATCACGTCACTGAACAACCAACAGATGGCGATCAAGATTCTGATGAACTCACTCTACGGTGCGTTGGGTAATCGGTGGTTCCGATACTTTGACCAACGTGTTGCGGAGTCGATCACCCTTGCGGGACAACTCGCAATCAAGTGGGCGGAACGTGCGGTCAACGCTGAGATGCAAAAACTTCTCAAGACGGAAGAAGACTACGTTGTTGCAATTGACACCGACTCTGTTTACATTCGGATGGGTGATCTTGTTGACAAGTTCAACCCGAAGGATCCTGTAAAGTTCCTTGACAAGATTTGTTCCGAACACTTCGAGAAAGTATTGTCTAAATCCTATGCGGAGATGGCGAGAGTCACCAGTGCAATGGTCAACCGTATGGAGATGGGACGCGAGGTAATCGCAGACCGTGGTATCTGGATGGCGAAGAAACGTTACATCCTCAACGTGCACAACAACGAGGGTGTGCAGTACGCACAACCCAAACTCAAGTTGATGGGTATCGAAGCGGTCAAGTCATCTACGCCTCAGGTTGTGCGTGACAAGTTTCAAGAAATCTTTCGGGTCATCATAGAAGGTACTGAGTCAGACACACAGTCCTTTATTGGGAACTTTAAGACCCAATTTGGGACTCTTCCTCCCGAAGACGTGTCGTTCCCTCGTGGGGTTTCGGAGATCACCAAGTGGCAGGATCGACAGACCGTCTACAAGAAGGGTTGTCCTATCCACGTGCGTGGTGCACTGGTCTACAACGATACGGTTAAGAAGAACGCACTTGACAAGAGGTACGTCTACGTCCAGAACGGAGAGAAGATCAAGTTCGTCTACCTGAAGATGCCCAACCGTCTGGGTGAGAACGTGGTGTCGTTCCCCTTGAACCTACCCAAGGAGTTCGGGTTGCATGACTTCATCGACTATGACATGATGTTCCGGAAGACGTTCCTAGATCCTCTCGAACCAATCCTTGATGCAGTCGGGTGGGCGGCAGAACCACGTGCAACCCTAGAAGACTTTTTCTCTTGACAGAAACCGCGAAGATTTGTTATGATGTGTCTATGTTTGAACTAACACTATTCCGCAATCAGTTTGATAACAAGACTCACAATCGGGTCCAGTTCGATTCGTGGGATAAATTTGTTAAGTGGTTGTATCGCATATCACAAGTGAAAGGAGAGAAGGGTGGAAATAATTCTAGTCCTCTTATTAGTCCTGCTGTTTTCGAAATGGGTTCGAAACGTTCTAATAAATCTACTAGTCATTGGGGTGGTTGGTGCGCTGTTGATGTTGATGATCACAATTTTGGTGTGGATCTTTCAACCCTTGAGCGAAGACTGCAAGATCAATTCGGAGGATACGACTATGTTGTGTACAATACTGCGTCAAGTAGATCAGACAACCTCAAGTTTCGGATCGTCTTCCGACTCGACGAACCCGTCGAAAACGAAAGGATCAAATCCTTCTGGTATGCTCTGAATACAGAACTAGGTGAGATCGGAGATCCTCAGACAAAAGACCTTGCACGTATGTACTATGTGCCGGCGCAGTATCCTAACGCAACATCTTTCTTCTTTGCGAACTCTGGTTCTGCACTCAACGTATCTGAGTTGATTGCAAAACATCCTTACCACGAGAAGACAGGTAATTCTTTCCTAGATAGATTACCAGAAAGTTTACAGAAGGCAGTGATAGAACATCGTAAGTCCCAACTGGACAACACTAACATAGTATGGACATCGTATCACGATTGTCCGTTCTGGCCTAAGTCGTTAGGTGCGGAATATATACAGATCAGTGGTACAGGTTGGTATCACAAAATGTATCAGATCATGGTCGCTGTTGCGGGCCGCGCAACAGAAAGTAACTATCCCATAACTGCACAACAGATTGCGGATATGTGTAAACAGTTCGACGCTGAAACTGGTAACTGGTACGAGAACAGACCTCTCATTGTAGAGGCCGACAGAGCATTGGAGTACATTTACCGAAATGGATAATAAAAGAATATTAGTCACCGGAGCTGCAGGGTTCATAGGATCTCAGTTGTGTCTAAGACTCACAGGAATGGGTCATGATGTTATTGGATGCGATAACTGGAACAGTCATCTCTATGATCCTTGGTTGAAAGTTAAAAGACATACTAACTTTGGTATGCAGATCATGGACATGGACATACGTGATGAACTGATGCTGGGTAACCTTTTAAACGATCAACGTTTGATACCGGATGTTGTGGGCGAACCCTTTGACTATGTTATACATCTCGCCGCACACGCAGGGGTGCGTGACTCGTTTGGGAAAGAATCAGAGTATCACTCAAACAACATTGATGGTACACAGAACCTAATTAATCTGTTCGAAAACTACAGTCCCCAAACAAAATTCATCTATGCATCTACCAGTTCTGTATATGGAGGAACTCCTATTTCAGAGAATGGGTGGAAGGAAGACTTTGTTCAGGCGCACCAACTTAACGCCTATGCATATACCAAATACATCAACGAGTGTCAGTTCGGAATTTCCAAGTTGTTTAGTACAGGACTACGTTTCTTTACCGTGTACGGACCTTGGGGTAGACCAGACATGGCACTCTTCCAATTTACGAAATCAACCCTTGACGGAACGCCAATAAAGGTGTATAATTATGGGGATATGAAGCGGGACTTCACCTACATCGATGATATCCTTGACGGGATCTGCATCGTTTTGGCGAACGTGGAATCTGGAGTCATTCCCAATAATGAGATATTTAATATTGGTAGAGGCGAACAGGTTCAACTGATGGACTTCATCTCAGAGATTGAGAAGAACGTTGGTAAGGAAGTTACGAAGGAGATGGTTGCGAAACATCCCGCCGATACAAAAGAGACGTGGAGTAACACAGACAAACTTCAAAAACTAGGATATACACCGAAGGTCAGTATTGCAGAAGGTGTTGCAAAATTCTATGAGTGGTACAAAAATTTTTATGACGTAGAGGAGACATAATAATGGCAGATAATTTTGATGACTTTGTTC